TTGGTATTGGTAATGGTACCCCACGTGGTGTTGTTCTCACCCGTGGTCTGCAGCTCGATCTTTAGCTGACTATATGTACTTGCCATAACCGTTCCTTAAGATGGGGTTAGTACCCAAGTCACTGCATCCACAACCTGAACCCCTAGGATGCGGGCTTTTTAGGCCACGCATCGACGGTCAACCTATGTCTCTTAGAGCAATCTTCGTACTTACTAAGTACCCCTATCTCCCACTCTAGTCTAGCAGGATCAATGGCTGGGGTTGGAGGCGGCAATAGGGATGGGCAATTCTGTGCCAAGTTCGCTGCTAGCTGCGGCATTGGCGTCACGGACGGAGTTGACGAGCAGGCTGAACATAGGATTAGGCAGGGCGCAATTAGCATCCACCGTAGGCCCTTGCTTATAAAACTCCCGGATCGTGTTGGTCCGCTCGAAGAGGACCTTGGTAGCTCGCTCACGTTCTGCCTCATATTTTGCTGAGATAGCATCAACCTTCCCCTGTAGCTCTACCCGTTGGGCCTCTGCGGCCTTAAATGCCTTAGCGGCGGCGGACTTAGCTGCCCCATCACGGATAGCGTAGCCGTTAGCGCAGCCTAAAATGAAGACGGCCACAAGGGCTCCAAGCATGTATGGCAGCGGGATCATTTCTTTTCGTGCTCCAAGACGCTCACGCGCACTTTTAGTTCGTTGATCTGGTCGTACAGGTCTTCACGCATCCGCGCCCGTGCAGCCGCCGAAATAGGACTGTCGGTAGGCACGCCATCTGCCGTGAGCAGCACTGGCATCCCGCTTTCAATCTTGGTTAGGCGGCTCTCAAAGCCACTAACCTGACCAAGCAGCCACGCGATGCAGGCCACAAGAATGGGCACGGCCCCTTTGAGAATGTCGCCCATGTTCATTCGGTTGGCTCCGTCTTAGCCTTCAGTGCTAGACCGCCTGCGCCTGCGGCTAGCAACGCACCAGCACCTACGCCCCACATCTCATAGGAGATGACTTGGCCCTTGTAGATCGCAAAGATCGTAGCGCCGCAGTAGACGAGGCACATCTTGGCCCACAGGATGCGGCCTAGATCGATTGTGCTGTTGTCTTTGCCCGTGAAAAGCTGAGTGAAGAACTGCTTCATGGTACTCCCCCAGCCTTGAAGTAGGAGATTGGATGGCCGTTGGTGTACTGGAAGTGGGGGTACTCTTTGAACTTCTTCCAGTCCCCGGCCCACTCGAGCCCTTGAGCTTTGCCTAGCTCGCCAACCTTGGCCCATAGAACCCCATCCTCCCCAGTGGTACCCCAGACAGGCTTACCATGCCGTAGCGGCACCACATCATAGGCGACATGGTAGTTGTGCAGGGACTCTCCGCCTTTGGCGTTAGTCACAATGCTACCGGGAGCCGTGCGCCCCTGCGCATAGAGCGCGTCCTGCTCAGCCAACGTGCGGTAGGTACAGGTTACGAGTAGGTCAATACCTACAGCTTTACAGGCATCGATATGAGCGTGAGCCTTGACGGCCACGGAATGATGAAGATCAGCTAGATCGCGGCTCATGTTACGAAATCCGAATGATGGTGGTGGTGCTTGAGGGTGATGGGAACGTGACAGTAAAAATTCCTGCTGTAACGGTTTTATCCGAACCAAAGTCCAGCACAATTACAGAGGGGTTAACCAGTGTGGTACCGTCGTTGGACAGGGCCGAAGGCGTCGTGTTGTAGATCAACGCTCCTCGGGCTGTGAGGGTTACGGCAGGGAAAATTAGGTCGCTGAAGGTTGCGTAGCCCGTACCCGAAGAGGTCGTATCCGTAGCCGTGGTCACGCCAATATTGGTTAGCACTTTGCCGCCCGCTGTGTAGCCCGTGCCCACAACCTCATTAGCGGTGGTATAGGCCGTCGTGTTGGCGTCGAGGCTAGCCAAGGAGGTATAGAGCGCCAGCTTAAACGTGTCGCCTCCAGAGGCCCGGAAGTCATGCACACCGAGCAGCACTTCAGCCTTAAAAGAAGTCGTCATGGACTGAGTGATAGCCATTCATTAGCCCCTTAGGTGTGTAGCTATCTTACTGGATAACGAGCTTGCGGAGTACGATACATATCTTGGCGGTTTTTGCCCTCTGCAAACATGATAAGCAGGGTTATCGCCTCTTCGTAGCGCTTCTGGTATCCAGCTAGGACGTCAGCCTCGCCCTTCATGAAGGTACCGGCTTCCAACAGCGAACCGTAAAGTAGGGCGGAGTCAAAGTTGTCCCCAAGCCATGAGGTACCTGCGGTCACGATGGACGGCGGATAATAGAAATAGTGCAGCTCGCCCGTGTAGGCTTGGTCAGGCGTAGGGCCTAGCAGAAATGAGGTAGCATCCGACATCGCATAGTGGGTCGGCTTCCCCGTGGCTGTAGGGATAGGAAACGCCTCACGGATGAAGTTCACATCCTTGTTAAGCAAGAAGTCATGCTGCCCTGTGGTGGGGTCGATGACGGCAAACTCAAAGGTAGCCAGCCAGTCTGCGGGTGTGGATAAGGCCTTGTTATTTGCCACCATAGTGATGGTAGCACTCTTACGAAGGTTCAGGAGCTGAACGGCGCTATAGATGCGCTGCTCAGCTTCTTGGATGAACGTATTGATCTGCTGTGTAGACGTGAGCCCGCCAGTTCCCGGTGTAGTTGGGAAGTCGTTTTCGACGTAAGCCTGTATTGTCGAAACGAGCGTGGCGTAGTTCATGTCTTAGGCCATCCGTGTGCTGGAATTGGTACCCTTAGTAGCCGCACCCGTCCCACGAGTTTTCATCGTTTGGGTGTTGGCAACCTTGGCTGGATAGCCGCCTACCTCTGGGATAGGCACAGGAGAAGGCTGCTTGCGCCGTGAGGGCAGCGGGTTCTCGGTGATCGAGTTATACAGCTTGCTATAATCGAGATCAGACATGACTAGCCCTTCATCTTCTGATTGGCGACCTTAGCAAGGCCACGGCCCATAGACAGCATGTTGGCGTTGGTCTTGCCACCCTTAGCCATCTTCTTGACCTTGCCACCCTTGGCAATAGTCGTCAGAGGCTTACCGGGATGATCCTTGCGCTCATGCTTGTGCATGGCATCATTAATCATCTTCTTGTCCTGTTTCATATCGACTTTCATGTCTTCTTTAGCATCGCTCTTAGCCATTACACGGTCTCCTAGGTTATGTTCACGGTGACGGTGCCAACGGCACCTTCTCCTACTAGCGTATTTGGAAGATCAGGAAAAGCCAAAGGATTAAACAACCCCACAGGGTTCCAGCCCCACTGGATAATACGGCTACCATCTGAAGGGTATCCGTAGGCCAGCTTAGCATTGGGGTTTGGCGGACTATTCGTGAAGATTTGCAGACCTGTTGGTCCTGACTGGTAATAGCTAGTGTCCGCACGGGGGTCACGAATGGCTTGGGGGTCATTGACCGGGTACATCCCTAGCTGCAGTTGCGGCTGATCTGGCTCCCAACAGGTTGGGCATACGAGGATATTTGTAACCTTGGTCTTGATGACCAATGAACGTAGACGCTTCAGCGGATAGCGGAAACCACAACGATCACACTCGGAGATCGCTTTCTTGCCAGAGGCAAACTTTGTTGGCATGCCACCCTCCTAGTACAAGGAGATGCGAGGGGCGATACGCAAAGATGCTTTATCGCGGTCCTCGTCAGCAGCCTGCTGCCACGCCTCGTCGTACATGGCCTTCAGCATCTGGGTGCGGTTCAGCCCATCAGGGAGCTTCAAGGACAGATAGTAGGCCAGTCCAGCGACCATGCACGGAAGGAAGCGGAAGGGTATGTCCTGCGTTGTCACACCCGTGCCAGCATCTTGGATGCGGCGCAGACGCCAGTAGACCAGCGTGTAATAGCTGCTCTGGTTCGGGGTAGGCCAGACCACCACGTTGGGGGAAGCCACACCCGTGGTCGGGTAGGTAGCGCCGCTCTGACGGTTGATCCAAATTTGGATAGGGCGACCCTGCGCCGTCTTGTTGGGGATCGACGAGTAGGTGTCGATGCTGATCCTACTGATATTGATGTCAACTTGGCTGGTCGTGCCGGGGCTTGTACGTACGACGTGATCGATAAGGTCGATGGTGTCGATTGGCAGCGTGTAGGTAGCCTGCCCCTGCACCAAGGGGATCGACCCGGACTCGATGGTCCACAGGTTGACACCCCTGTTAGCCCATTCGATGGTCAGGAGGTTGAGGCTACGGCGAGCAGTCTTCAGGTCATAACCAGTCCGGAGCTCGGCACCGCAACGCTCGAACGCTTCCTCAACAAGCTCGTTGAGGTTCAGATTGAACGTGCTAGTGCCACTCGTGGTCACTTCTTAAAGCCTTTCAGGACCTCAGCGAACCGTGCCCGCTGTCCTAGTTTACCCGGTTTCTTAGCTGCCGCTGCCAGTTTCTTAGCAGGGATAGGCTCGCCCTTCTTGGCACCAAGAGCAGACCGAAGAGCTCCGGGCTTCTTGATGGCACCCTTAATCCAGTTCCCACCTTTAGCAAAGCGAGTGCTATCGGTGGGATCAGGAGCCTGACTAACAACCGTGTTCCGGGGCTTTTTCTTAGGGTTGATATTCCCCATTCCCCGAGAGGCTATCATACAAATCGCCCTTTAGTTTTGCCCTTGGTGCAGCAACCATCAGCACGGCTGGAGGCTGAAGAGACAGAGCCACCTTTGGCCATCTTCTTTACCCGCCCACCGCGCTTCATACCATCGGTGTCAAGTGTCTTGTCGCCAGCTTTGCTAAGGCTCGTGCTGCCGGTACCGGTAGGAGTGATGATGGGTTTCTTCTTCTTAGCGGGGTCCAAAAGCTCCGGAAGAGCCCCCATAAGCCCAGACTCGCTCTGGTGCATGATGGCTTGGGGGATGATACCCGCAAAAGGAGCTAACCCGCCTAGATCATCTTTGAGGGACATTACACAAACTTTCCTTTGGTCTTGCCCTTGGCTTCGACACCGCCGCCACGAGCGTAGCATCCGGCTTTACCGCCCATAGCCATCTTTTTGGCGGAGCCACCGCGCTTCATACCGCTAGGCTTATCTTCTTGGCCTTTGTCGATACCCAGATGAGAGTTACCAGCAACGGCACGTGTTGGACCCTTACTATCGCGGCTACCGCCTGCGGGACCCATCATCTTACCAGCGCCACCCTTCTTGAGGCCCATAGACCCCATATCTTTAGAAGAGGGCATTGTCTTGGTGGTGCCGCCCTTCTTCATGCCGCCCATAGCGCCCATAGGAGAGCCGCCCATAGGAGAGCCGCCCATAGCGTCAGAGGAGGGAGAAGACGCGGCCTTCCTAGCCATCATGGCCATCATGACCTTCTTAGGAGAAATCTTAGGCTTTTTCATCTTAGCAATCCCATGCTCTCAAAGACTTATTGATCCGGCTATTCGGATCATTAGCGGTCTTGGCACTCGTTAACTTCTTCTTCATACCTGACATTCTGGCGCAGAAGGACTTCTTACGGGAGCCACCCTCAGGCTGTGGAGCCTTCAGCCCCGGCTTACCGGGGTTGGCCTTATTGTAAGAAGCTCGACCCTTGGCGTTCAAGCCGCCCTTAGGGTTCTTCCCTTCCTTGCGCGTCCAAGCAGGAGACTTGGCCATTAGACAATCTTAGCCTTCGTGCGACCCCGCTGGGCGCAACCATCACCACGGCTAGCTGCACTGGGCGAACCCTTGGCCTTAGGCAGTTTGATAGCCCGCTTAACAGTGGTCTTCATCGTCGTGCCCTTGGAGCCGCCAGCGGAGATAGCCCCACCCTTAGCGTACTTCTTGGCTTTGACTGGACCACCCTTGGCGCGGTTAGGACCGCGTACCATATCCTGCCTGCGCATCATTGCTGCCTGCTTCATTTGAGCGGGTGACGGGCCTGCAGGGCGAGCGGGTGCTGCGGCATCCTGTCCAGCACCCCGTCCAGCACCCTGCATCTGCGCCGCAGACTGCATAGCCGCAGCAATACGAGGGTCCATCGCACCTGCTGAAGGAACTGCTGCACGTTGCGCTGCAGTGACGGGTTGGGGCGCTATTTGCACTTGCCGCCCATCGTTAGGCATCACTGGAGAGGTCATATTAAACTTCCTTCTTGTTCGAGCGCCATTTATGAAGCCAGCCTTGCACGGTCTTGGTCTCATAGATGCGGATTAACGACCACACGATACTGAAAGCTGCGGCTGTGGCAGGTAACATATTGGCAAGCGTCCCTACTACAGTGGCTACTGAGAACACATCTAGCATCGGCTTAAGAATGTCGGGATGCTGTTCCATGAGGCCCTTATCCGTAGAACATCGAGATGTAGCAGTTCGTCAATGTCGCATAGACGCCATTGGTAAACAGTACACCCTCACCGGGGACGAGTGCGTTGTGGAACGCTGCTGTGGCTGGCACATCGATCTCAATCAGGATGGTCCCAGAGGAACCACCTGATTTTAACTGTACCGTGCCCGCACCGCCGCCCGTGGAAGTGAGGATTAGCCCCTTCACAC